TTAACTCTGCTAATTGCTCTATCTGCTGTAGTTCCATTGTTTGGATCTAATAAAGCTGTGTAATAAATGGCGGTGGCATCTGTTAAAGTTCCTTGGTCATTTGAGCCTATTGCGCCATTACCGCTATTTCCATTTCTAACAAATAAATCTGTTTTATCGTCACTTCTTCTAGTAAAACTTGTGCCTACTGAAGATGAACTAAGATCAAAAAGTGTGCTTAAGATTACTTGAAAAGTAGAACTTGTGTCACACAAAATTACCAAAAAGATAGATGACCCACCGCTGTTGCTTAAAAATGTCCAATTAGATGCGGTTGCAGCTTTTAATAAATCATTTGAGCCATCAAAATCAATAACATTTTTTGAGTTTATTGTCCTAGTTCCTGATGATGGTCTATAAGCCGCAGTGCCTTGAGTTAAATTGTATGCGTTAGCAGATTTGTCGTTCCATTGAGTTACTGCATTTCCTGAAACTGTAATGGTGGCAGTATCGCTTGCATCATACCAAGCCTTATATCCTGCAACTGGTGAAGTAGGCGGTGGGGCAGAAGCACTAGCAATAATCCCGATTAAACTCATTACGCTATATCTCCTACGACCAAAAATGTATTTGATGCGGTGCAGATAATAGAAGCTGCGCTATATCTTGCGCGTAGTTTAGGCGCTGTTGCTGTTGCACCTGTTGAGTTGATAGTTACACCTGCGCCTTGCGATAGAGTTACTTGGCCTGCGCCAATCTGAGCTATATTTATTACATCACCTGCGCTAAATACAGATGGTGGCACAGTTAGCGTAATTGCGCTTGCATTGTTAAGAGTTACTAGCTGATTTAGGTTGGCTGCTAATAGCGTATATGTAGTGCCTGTCTCTGCATCAAATTCTAGTTTTAATCTTAGTGTTACAGTTCCGCTGGTTGCCCCGCCTGATAGACCAGAATCTGATCCTGTCGTAATTCCTTCAATATCACCAGTAGGGGTTGCCCAGCTTGGAACTCCTGCTGCAACTGTTAGGACTTGCCCAGCTGACCCAATAGGCAAAGCAGTATTCACATTGGCAGTTGCTGATCTATAAGCAAGTGCGCCAGTAGTAGTCTGTGGGTTTAAGTTCTTTGTCGTTGTATCGATTGAACTGCCAAGGGTTCTAATGGCAGCTGCGCCATCCTTGACTAAATCTGTATCGTCTGGAGTCTCCCAGTTGTAATTCGTTGTATTGGCCATTAACTAATAACTCCTATCGCGTCTTGCCATTCTAGCGTATTAAGAACACTATTCCAGCTTTCCGCTGCATTGACTTGAGCCCATTGTTGGGCAAAGGCCGAGAACTCTGTTGGGGTCGCTAAGAAGGTAACTGAGAGGCCTGAGACGGAAGCGTTAAAGGTCCAGCCCTCGATAAAGCCAGTAAATTCGCCACCTAGAATATTAAGGGGCAGGTTGGTAATTCTGACTGGCTGACCCATAAAAATATTAAGCAAGGCATCTCGGTCGGCGTTATCAATCTCTGGGGATTGCAAGGCAAATGTGATTGATTGGAAGGTGTTTCTAGGCCAAGCGCGAAGCTGAATTAGGCGATCTGCTACATCCTCGACATCCGCTGCATTTTTCAAATAGCTATTGAATTGCTCGGCAAATAGGCCGTATTCGGCTTGAGAGTCTAAATCTTGAGCCGTATAGGAGCTATTAAAATTGTTGCCATAGTCCATAATTATTTTATTGCTTAAATCGCCTTGACGCTGAATTATGCCAATGCCAGAAGCTATGGCGTGAGAAGCGTCTAAGTCTGTGTAGCCGTTGGCTATTAAATAATCTTGGCGATGGCTGGCATCCGCGTAGTTAATATTGCCATTAGCATCTTCATACATATAACCAAGGGCCGAGCTAGCAATTTGATTAATTATTGGGTAAATGACGCTATCGGTAATTTGGCGGCTAACCATTGTGTATTGGCCAGCGTCAATTTCGCCAAGTCCAATATCGCCAGCATTAGACCAAATCTCAGTAGCAGGTTCATAGGTTGCCCAAGTTTCAGCTGCTGGCAATTCATTCCAACTGGAAAGCAATAAGTCATCTAGCAAGTCGGTAATCTGAGCGCCGTCTAAACCTTGAGCTAAATTGCCGTCAAATATTGCTCTTTGAGTTTTGGCTAATGCGCCAATTGCGGTAATTCTTAAACTTGTAATAACTGCACTTGATCCTGCGCTGCGGACAATTTGCCTTAAGTCTGAAACGCGACCGCCAAAAATAGCCACATAAGCGCCAGTCGTATCTTTTACTTCAATGGTTACTGCTGTGTTAATACCAAAATCATAATTAGTTCCATCGGTATTTATGACTTCTAGTGAGCAATATCCTGCTGGAGTAGGTGAGTTTATATCCTGACGGCCAGAGGTAATAGTTAGGTTGCTTAAAGTTACTGAAGTTAATTCATCGCCATTGACTAAAATCTTCCAATCGGGAGTCCAAAGGGTCATAGGATTTGGGCTGAGGTTCTCAAATCGCCAGCGCCAGTAGTTCCGCGATTAGTAGAATTGTTTAGCGCCAAGATGACTGCTCTAGTAAAGCCTTCTTCATCTATTGCGCTTGGGGCATTAACATTGATAGTGACACCAGCGTTATTGGCTGCAACTGTTCCAGCGACATTAAATCCAGAAGGGATGGCATTACCGCTAGGAACTAGAGTTGAGGGAGTGCTAACTGCTGATCCCGATGGGACGCTTGGGGTGGTCGATGGCTTAGGAGCTGGGGGAAGGCTAGGGCTTGGAGCTGTTGAAATCTTTGGAAGGCTTGAACTGCTTGGAGTGCTAGGCGCTGAGAATGAAGGCTTGGAAATAGTAGCCACATTAGGAAGAAGTGGGACCGCATTGTAAGCCCGAATAAGGACATTGATTGCATCAATGGCGAAATTAACCGCGCTTTTTATTCCATTAACTACGAAGCCAATTACATCAAGGACGCCGCCAGCAACTTTGCCAATAAAGCTAAGCGCTGCGCCAAGATTGTTAATCAATACGGGAACTACAAAGTCTTTAATAAAGTTATAGAGGATAGTTAATGAATCCTTATTTCTCGCAATTGCATCAGTAACTGGCTTTAATGCTGCGTCTTTGAACTCAATAAACTTGGGGATAACTGTGTTTATAAAGTAATCCAAAAGTCTTTGAAGGGTAGGCAATAAAGCAGCTCCTACTGATTCTTTAGCTTCATCGAAGCCCACTTTGAGTCTTGCTATTTGACCTTCAAAAGTATTGGCTTGAACTGTAGCTGCCCCACCAAAGGTATCCGCTAATTGCTTTACTGTTCCCTCTAATCCAAGGGTCTTAATCTCAGCGGCTGATAATCCAACGCCTAGGCGAGTCAGAGAGCCTGTATTGCCTTCGTATGCCTTACCAAGGGCATTTGAGACGGCCTCTACACTCTTGCCAGTAGCAGCTGAAATATCTAAGGCTAGATTTAATAAATCTTGGGATTCGGTTACTGATCCTGTAGCAACTGCCAAGCGCTGAAGGGCTGGGCGTAATTGATCGTCAGCAACACCAGTAGCTAGTGAGGTCTTGAGTATCTGCTCCTCGACTGCTGAAATCTGGGCTTGGGTTGCCCCAGTAACATTCTTAAGGGCATTGGCTAGACGGAGTTGGGCAGCCTCATCTTCGATGGCTGCTTTAACGCCATCAACGGCTAGCTTGACTGCATAGGCTGCTGCTGCTGCCGCTGCTGCTGCAAAAGCTGCTGCCGCAACCTTGCCGAACTTCTCTAACTTACCGCCAAAGCCTTCAACCTCTTTAGAGCCAGTATCAAGATTTTTCTTGAGATCAGCGACATCAGCAAGAATTGAGAGCTTAAGTGTTCTACTGCCAGCCATTACTTATCCCACTCTTTCAATATCTTGGAAAATGCTTCTTGCCATTTCTTAATCAATTCAGGCTGAATCTTACGAAGGGTTGGGTAGATAAAGTAGCCAGCGTTTCCGCGACCTTTGCTGGGTGTTCTTCTTGGGAACTGACGCAAGCGATTACTTCCAAATTCATAACCCGCCCAGAGTTTTTGTGTGTTACCGCCACCAGAAAAGCGCTGACTTGCAAAGCCGTAAGAGAACTCTCCGATTTTGGAACTGGCCGAGACTTTAACGCCTGTTGCAATTCTTCTAACTGCTTCTTGACCAAAAGTCCTTGTGAGTGCATAGGCTTTGATTTCATTTGCTGCATAAGTAGCCAGCGCGCTAGATTCTGATTTAGCTTGGCTAACGGCTTCATCATCCATCGCTTTGAACGCGGTAATGATTGAGCGGAGCTCGCGCTTGTCATAGCTGATTGGTAACTCATCTGCCACCGCTACGCTCCTTTAATATATCTATGGCCGTCATTACTTGGTCTATATCTGTCCAGTAAGGCATTGGAATCCCAGTTGCGATAGCA